CATTCACATTTGAGAGCATCTGAGATGGCGCGTCCAAGGCTACCCGAAAAACTGGCGGCTGTGACCGGCGCGGACAAGCGCAGCCCCGGCCGCTTTAAGGGCAGATCGGCCCCGAAGGTTGCCCCGCTTGGTGCGCCGCCCAAGGGGTTTGACGCGGCGCAGAAGCGGGCGTGGGAAGCGTTCGCGGATGAGATGCCGTGGCTGGCTAAGTCTGACCGGATGGTGGTCGAGGTGGCGTCAAGGCTTCGCGCTGCGATGCAGACTGAGCCGCAGTTTCCGATGGGCGGCTACGCGCAGCTTCGCATGTGCCTTTCCTCGATGGGCGGGACGCCTGCCGACAGAACGAAAGTGGCCGCGCCAGATGACGAAGACGAAGACCCGGCCGCAGCATTCTTCAACTGACCCGGCGACCGCCTATGCGCTTGCTGTCGTGGCTGGGGAGATCGTTGCGGGGCCGCATGTCCGGGATGCTTGCAGGCGGCACCTGCGCGACTTGGAGACGGCCGAGGCGCGTGGGCTGATCTGGGACACGGCAGCGGCTGATCGGTTCTATGGGTTTTGCCGCACGGTGCTGCGGTTGGGCGAGGGGCAATTCGACGGACAGCCGTTCGAGCTTGAGCCTTCGCAGAAGTTCGTTTGCGGCTCGCTGTTCGGGTGGAAGTGGGCGGCCAGCGGCAAGCGCAGGTTCCGCCGGGCCTACATCGAGCAGGGCAAGGGCAACGGCAAGTCTCCGATGGTCGGCGCAATCGGGCTGTATGGCCTGACCGCTGACGGCGAGGCTGGCGCTCAGATCTATGCGGCTGGCGCGACCAAGGAACAGGCAAGCATCCTGTTCCGCGATGCCGTGAACATGGTGGACAAGGCGCCGTCTCTGGACCGGATCATCCGGCGCAGCGGCGGGCCGGGCAAGGAATACAACCTCGCGCACCTCAAAAGCGGATCGTTCTTTCGCCCGGTGTCGAGGGAGACCAAGAAGACGGGTTCGGGGCCTCGGCCCCACTTCGCGCTGTGCGACGAGGTGCATGAACATCCTGACGGGGGCGTGATCGAGATCCTGGAGCGGGGCTTCAAGTTCCGCGAGCAGCCGCTTCTGGTGATGATTACCAACTCGGGCAGCGACCGGAAAAGCATCTGCTGGCAGGAGCGCAAGCACGCTGTCGCGGTGGCGGCCGGTGATGTGGAGGACGACACGGCCTTCTCGTTTGTGTGTAGCTTGGACGAGGGCGATGACCCCTTCAATGATCCGTCCTGCTGGATCAAGGCGAACCCGTTGCTCGGCGTGACGATCACGGAAGACTACCTTGCCATTCAGGTCAAGCAGGCCAAGGACATCGCGGCGAAGGCCAACGGCATCCGTCGCCTGCACTTCTGCGAATGGACCGACGCAGAAAGCGCGTGGATCAGCCGGCCGATGTGGGAAAGCATCGAAGATCCGGGGATGGTGATCGAGGATTTCGAGGGCAAGCGCTGTTATGCCGGCCTGGATCTTTCGGCCAAGGCCGACCTCACCGCCAAGGCGCTGGTGTTTGACGATGGCGTTGACGAGGAGGGCCGGCCGAAGTTCGCGGCGTTCGTGCATGGCTACACGCCGGCCGACACGATGAAGGCGCGGGCCGAGCGGGACGGTGCGCCCTATGACTTGTGGGCAGAAGCCGGGTTTCTGACCGCCACGCCGGGCAAGAAGACGCGGCTGGATTTCGTGGCGCAGGATCTGCTGGACGATGCCGACAGGTTCGATTTGGATTTCGTCGCCTATGACGCCTACCTGATCGCAGATTTCGAGGCGATCCTTGGCGACATGGGGGCGAGCCTGCCGATGCTGGACCATCCGCAGGGATGGAACAAGCGCAAGCGCGAGACTGAGGACGGCGAGGAAGTCACGCTCTGGATGCCGGGCAGCATTGACGAGCTTGAGACGCTGATCATGGAAAAGCGCCTTCGGGTGCATGTGAACCCGGCGCTGCGGTCTGCGGTGTCGAGCGCGACGTTTGACCGTTCGCCCGCCGATCTTCGGCGCTTCACGAAACACAAGGCAACGGGGCGGATTGACATGGCAGTTGCTTTGGCGATGGGCGTAGGGGCTGCGACAGCGCGCGGCGACGGTGACGGCCCGTCCGTCTATGAGTCCCGCGGCCTTCTGGTGCTTTGATGGGGTATTTCCGCAATCTGATCAGCGCGGCAACGGGCCGGTCGCCAAAGGCAAGCGCGTCATTCGACCTGTCCAACATGACGCCGGATCAGGTGCGGGAGTTCCTGCGCATCGGCGGCAGCATGGAAACAGCGTCTGGCGCCCATGTGAACGAGTCCAGCGCCATGCGGGTTGCCGCGGCTTGGCGCTGCATGAACATTATCAGCGGCGTGATGGGTTCGCTGCCGCTGGATCTGATCCGGCGCGTGTCTGAGAAGGAGCGCAAGCCGGCCGCGGGGCACCCCCTGCGGCGCGTGTTGACCGTCAAGCCGAACCAATGGCAGACGCCGAACGAATTCCGCCGGATGATGCAGGCGCATCTGCTGCTGCGCGGCAACGCCTACGCGCTGAAGGTCATGGCCGGGGAAAGGGTTTTGGCTTTGATCCCGCTTCACCCCGACCGGGTGGAGGTTGAGCAGCTAGACGACTATTCGATCAGCTACCGGGTGAGCATCAAGGGCGGCCTCTACCGGACGTTCAAGCAGGCCGAGATCTTTCACCTGCGCGGCATGTCGCTTGATGGCGTCAAGGGCCTGTCGGTCCTGTCGCACATGCGGGAAAGCCTTGGCTTGGCGCTGCAAAGCGAGACAGCCAGCGCCAACCTGATGCGGCGCGGGCAGTTCAACAGCGGGCTCTACAAGCACCCTAAAAATCTCAGCGCGGAGGCACATGCGCGACTAAAGGCCAGCATTGATGAGAATAACAGCGGGGCAGGCAACGCTGGCAGGCCGCTCCTGCTGGAGGAGGGCATGGACTTTGAGGCGGTTAGCCTCTCGGCCAAGGACATGCAGTTCCTGGAGCAGCGCGATTTCCAGCGATACGACATCGCCATGTTCTTCGGCGTGCCGCCCCACATGCTCGGCGCGACGGAAAAGACGACAAGCTGGGGGAGCGGCATCGAGCAGCAGGGCATCGGGTTTGTTACCTACACCCTGAACGACTGGATCAAGATCTGGGAAGAAGCGATCAAGCGCGACCTTATCGCAGAACGTGAGTGGGAAGGGCTTGACGCGCGGTTCTATACGCAAGGGCTGATGCGCGGCGATGCCAAGGCTCGGTGGGAGGCGCATGTCAAGGGGCTGCAATGGGGCGTGATGTCGCCGAACGAAGTCCGCGCGCTTGAGGATATGAACCCCCGCGCTGACGGCGATGTCTTCTATCCCCCGCCGAATACGGCCGGCGGCAATTCTGAAGGAGATGGCGATGAGCCTCAAGAACCTGCCAGCGCCGCAAGCGTTTGACCGGCCTGCCGGGTATACCTGGGACGCGCCGTCAACCGCGCTTGACCAGTGGGCCGAAAAGCCGCTGGCCGCAGAGGCCGACGACCCTAACACGGTTTCGATCTATGGCGTGATCGGCGAGGACTATTGGGGCGAAGGCTTCACGGCAAAGCGCATGGCCGGGGCGCTGCGCAGCGTCGGCAAGAATGCCGTGACGATCAACGTCAACAGCCCCGGTGGAGACATGTTCGAAGGGCTGGCGATCTACAACCTGCTGCGCGAGCATCCGGCCAAGGTCACGGTCAAGGTTATGGGCGTTGCCGCCTCTGCCGCCAGCGTGATCGCAATGGCCGGCGATGAGGTGCTGATGGGCACCGGCTCTGTGATGATGATCCACAACGCATGGGGGCTGGTGATCGGCAACCGGCACGACTTTGCGGATGCGGCTTCCGTGTTCGAGACGTTCGATGCGTCGATGGCTTCGATCTATGCCGCCCGCACCGGAATGAAGGACGCCGATGTAATGGCGATGCTGGACGGCCCCACGAGGGCGTCTGACGGAACCTACATGACCGCCGCAGAAGCCATCGCCAAGGGCTTCGCGGATGCCGAGTTCGACGGCGTGTCCAGCGATGTATCGGCTCATGCTGCTGCGCCGGCCGACGTGATGGCCCGCCGCCAGATGGAGGCCGCCTTGGCAAAGCAAGGCATGGCCCGCAAGGACCGTGCCAACCTGATCAATTCGCTATCCGGCCAGCGTGATGCAACCGGACCCGCCGCGCGTGATGCAGGCAAACTCTCGGCTGAGCTTGCTCAGCTTTTCACCGCAATCAAGTCATAAGGGACACCCCATGACCATGCACCAGAAAGCGCCGTTCCGCGGCGTTACTTCCGTGCGCGCGGACGCCAGCGATCCTGCGGCGCTCGTCGGGCAAATCAAGTCGGCCTTCGAGGAATTCAAGGCCGCGAACGATCAGCGCATCAAGGCGCTGGAAACCGGCAAGAACGATGTCGTGCTGGACCAGAAGGTTGACGCGATCAACGCGACGATCACCGACCTGCAGGGCCAACTGGCCGACGTTGCCGCCAAAGCGGCCGCGCGCGGTCTGGGCGCTGGCGATGGCGACACCGGCTTTGCCAAGGCAGCGGCGCAGTTCGCCAAGGAGCGCGGCGTTGACGTGTCGGCAGATGATTACAGCGCCTATGCGAAGGGCCTGAACGTCTACATGCGCCGCGGCAGCAACACCCCGGCGAACGTCATGGCCGCGATGTCGGTTGGCTCGGACCCCGATGGCGGCTACACCGTCACCCCGGACACCTCCGGCCGGATCATCAAGCGCATCTATGAAACCTCGCCCATGCGGCAGGTTGCATCGGTGGTCAGCATCGGCACCGACCGGCTGGAAGGCTTC